GCATCTAACCAAGAATATCAGAGACAACATGATTCAAATAATCTAAGTAACGCTCCATATTCAGCTAAAGGCGATGAACCAGCAAGATTGCAAACTGATAAAGGTTACACATCTTCTTCTAGACCCAATGCTTCTATCGCATATGAAGGTGCTAAAGTAGATCGCATGGTCAAGCATGTAAAACAATCTGAAAAGAAGTTAGGACATTCAAGCAAAGAGGCAGAGAACATTGCATGGGCAACTGCTAACAAGCGCGGCATGTTAGATAACAAAAATAAGAAAGCGTAATTATGAGAACCAATGAATTTTTAGCAGAATTATCTAACGAAAAGTTAGCCAAATACAAAACTGCGGCTAGTGCTGACGCTACTAAAGCTGATAAAGAGGGAGACTTCAAAAAAGGCGATAAGCGTTTCAAAGGTATCAATACTGCTACCAAAAAGCAGTTTGACAATGATGCTAAGAAAGTAACAGAAAATAAACAATTTGTATTAAATGAATCTTTATTGATGGAAGATCCTATCTATCGTCAATTCAAAAATGTCGGTAAGTATTTGTCTGAACGCAGACTTAGCAAAGAAGAAATATATCAAATATTTGCTGATACTGAAGCTAGCATGACAAATAAAGATACTGGTGCTAATCGTACAATGTTAGGTCGTGGTAAAGATGTAACAGGTAAGGCAGTGACAAGTGTTAAAGATGCTGTGTCAGGTGTTTTAGACTCTATACAGAAGTCAGTTCCGATATCGGCAGTTGATGCTGCATACGATCAAGCTACAGAAGCTATAGGTAAAATGACAGGTGGTGAAAAAAGCAAGATAATGAAATCTATTATTGGATATCGCAATCTTGCTAAACAATATCCAAAAACAGCTGGATTTGCTAAAGCAGCATTGGTTGCTGCTATTGGACTTGCCACTGGTGGAGCAGGACTTCCTGCTATAGCAGGTTTAACTTATGCACTTGATTCTGCCATCAGAGGCGATAAGTTATCTAGTGTGATTGGTAAAGGAGCAGGTGCTGCTGCACTAGCTTATGGTGGACAAGCATTAGCTGCTAAACTTAATGCAGGACCTGATATCCCCGGAGCGAACCCACATCAATTAGATCCGTCTCAATTTCAACCTAATCCTAATCCTAGTGGAACGCCTACTCTTACTCCCACTGATGTAACAACTATCCCTGATTTTGTGCCTGGTTCTGAAGATATAGTAAAAACAGTTGTAAAAGGTGATACATTAAGTAATATTGCACAGCAAAATCAAACTAGTGTAGAAGTTTTAATGAGAGCAAATCCTCAAATAACTAATCCTAATGCATTGGCGGTAGGAACTCAAATTCATATACCTCAAGTAAATGCACCTACATATCTACACGGTGTAGGAACTGCGAGTGATACTGCTGCTAAAACTGCGTCTGGTGCATATGATAGTGTACCAAAAGCATTAGCTAAACAAGTAGCCGGTAATTCATCAGATGTTGCATCAACTGCTGCGTCAAATGCAGGTACAAACGCATCATCACAAGCTGCAACAAGTGCTGCCTCAAGTGCTACTGAACATTCTATAAGAATTGGAGGTCAGCCGTTTATCCCCGGAGAACCATTGAGTAGAATACAAATGGCTGCTGTTGATATGGCTAAATCTATGGGTAACCCAGTTAACCCAGCGGTACAGAAAGCATATGACATGGCAGTTAAAGCTGGAGTTGGTGCGTCTAAAGTAGCAGCAACAGAAGGAGCTAATGCAGGAAATAAATTTAATTTTGAATCAGTTAATTTTAAAAAATTATCAGCATATGACCTAATAGACAAGAAAACTACTGCGTTGAATTGGGCATTAAACGAAAGTATTGGTAATAAAACTAGAAATGTAAATTTAACTACATTAGGTGTATATACTATATTTGAAAATGTTGACCGTTGCCGTATTGCTGTGATGGAAGCAGAGGCTACCCCTCCTGAGCAATATCGTCCAGATCAACCAGGCGGCAAAGGTAAGGAAAGCAAACCCGGCATGATCGGAAGAGGACTTAATTGGCTAGACAAAGCTGCCGGTAAAGTCGGTGGAGCATTAAGTAACTTTGGACATCAATTCACTACTAATGTAACAAAAGAAAAACTAAAAATGAATTGGACTCAAAAAGGTGAACCGAGTGATTCAGATCAATTAGCAGACTTTATGAAAGAACAAGGTGTACCAGAAGAAGTAATTTCAACAGTATACACAAAAATGGGTCTACCGTTTACTATGACTCCAGCAGCAGCCACAGATACAGGTGGAGCAGGGGCTGGTGCATTTGGTAATATGGCAAATCAATTATCCGGATCAAACAACAGCACAGCATCTACTGGAGGTTCAACATCAACTCCGGCAAATGCAGGTGGAACGGTAAATTCATTTACTGGTTCAGTAAATTCATACAAGAACGCAGGTCAAAGTAGTTTTCAACCGCGAGTAAGCGGCGGTGCAGCTTCTAGTACAAGTAACACAGCACAACAGTCGCAACAATCACAACAGCCGCAACAATCGCAGCAGCAACAAACAGAACCTAATACACCGCGTGAACAACAAGCGGTTACCCGTACAGTAAGACAACAGATTAATGATGTTATGCATACTATAATGACTCAACACAATGATGATCAACCTCCATTAGTAAAATATTTGCGTCAACAGCTTGATAGTAGTTTTCCACCTGAGGTTGCAGCAACACCAACTGCAACACCAAAAGCAACAGCTACCAAAAAATCAGCTACTAAAAAACCAGCTACTAAAATAAAAAAACCTGACAATACTATAGCAATGCCAAAGAAAGGTGAAACAATTAAATGGGGCGGTCAAGAATTTAAACCTGGTGATCCTATGTATGATAAAATGAAAGCAGCTAGCGGAATAAAAGAATCCGCAATACTTTCAGGGGTGCGTCAAGTCAATGAAGGTTGGAAAAGCGCATTGGGTAGCGCAGCGTTAGCAGGCGCAATGGCTTTGGGTGGTGCAGCACACGGCCGTGTACTTCCAGACCAAGATCCAGGAGTTAATCGTTTAACTGGTAAACCAGTTGCTACTCAAGTAGCACAAGATGACGAAAAGCCAGCTGCAAAAGCATCAAGTGGTTATAGTGCAGAATATCTACAAAGTGTTATAGATGGTAAACATCCTCGCCCAATGATTAGCGTAGAAAAAGCAAAACAGTTGTTACAACAACAAGGACAATAATAATGTTAACAGAAGATTTAAAAGTGTTATTGGCTAGCGTTAATTCACTATCTATCAAAGCACAAAACTTTCATTGGAATGTAGAGGGAGATAACTTTCCGCAATATCATGATTATCTTGCTAATTTCTATGAAGAAGTATACAGCGCAGTAGATAAAGTTGCTGAATATATTCGTACATTGGATAGCTATGCACCAGGTAGCTTGACACGCTATGCTGAATTGACTATCATTCAAGACCAACTTAAGATTCCCCGTGCTGAATTGATGTTCGCTGAATTGTATGAAGACAATGCCAAGATGATTGACCTACTCAATCATTGCTTTACTTCTGCGTCACAAGAAAACAAACAAGGTATCGCTAACTTTATCGCAGAAAGATTAGATGCTCACGAGAAACACCAATGGCAGCTAAGAAGCATTTTGAAAAAATCTAGGGCATAATATGAAAAAACTACTATTAATATTATTAATAACAACAATAATAATAATAATACCCAGTATCGTATTAGCACAGAAACAAAAAGAAGGTGTAACATATGATGCTGTGATAACTAGGGTTATCGATGGTGATACTGTAGCCTTTCACGCACCGTTCTTACCTGACCCATTGAAGAAAGAATTAAGTATTCGTGTGTTTGGTGTTGATACGCCAGAAAAAGGTTTTAGAGCAAAATGCCCTAGCGAGGATCAAAAGGGTCAAGCAGCAAGTGCTTTCACTAAGCACGCCGTTGAAGTCGCAACTAAACGACAGATTGTTCTCATGGATTGGGACAAGTATGGTGGTCGTGTGTTGGGTGATGTACTATTAAATGGACAAAGTCTTAGACAAATGTTGATCAGTCAAGGTTTCGCCCGAGAGTATTACGGCGAAGCTAAAACCAGCTGGTGCAATTAAAGTTTGTTGTTGATAAAACACCATCTATTTTTTTAATGAGTTTAAAAATGAATGAAACATTTTGTATATTGCCTTGGATGTCCATGTCAACTAATCCTAAAGGTGAACTAAGAGTATGTTGCAATAGTACTGATAGTCTTACTCCCGGAGCTCCTAGTAATCTAATTACTAGATACGACAATACTCCTTATCATATATTAGACGATGATATTGATAATTTTTGGAATAGTAAAATTTTAAAAAATTTAAGAAAAGATTTCCTTAATAATGAGAAACCAGCAATATGTCGCCAATGTTTTAACGTAGAATCTTTGGGAATAACATCCCCTAGACAAGTTTGTAATCAAAAATGGATGTTTGATTATGAACCTAGCATTACCCCTCCCGTGAATATTAAGTATATAGATATACGATTGGGAAATTTATGCAATTTAAAATGCAGAATGTGTAATCCTTATTCAAGTAACCAATGGATTGAAGAATGGGGATTGATAAGAGAACCATTGAATGATAAGACCAAAACACAATTATTTAAAATGGATTGGCCTAATAATGACAAGGTGTCTGAAAATTTATTGAAGTTTGCTAATACAATAGAAGAAATATACTTAACTGGAGGTGAACCAACTCTAGCTACAAGTCAATATATGTTGTTTGATAAATTAATTGAATTGAATGTAGCTAAAAATATTACTCTGAAGTACAATACTAATTGCACAAATTTACCAAAAAAAATGGTTGACTATTGGCAACACTTTAAAAAAATTTCGCTGAATGCTAGTGTAGATGCATATGGAGACCTCAATAGGTATATAAGATACCCAACTGGATGGAGTTTAGTTGAAACAAATTTGATGAAATTCAAAGAATTATCGCATGAAAATATAAATTTATCAATACATATTTGTATTCAAATGTATAATATATTACACCTAGACAAATTATTAGAGTTTTTAAATATGCACCAAATAAACAATATTTATTTAGGTATACTAGATCACCCATCATGCTTAAACATTAAATTATTACCAGTTAACTTGAAAGAATTGGCTAGAGATAGATTACAGCCGTTCATGCACGTTAACAGAGTTAACAATATTATAGATTATATGTTATCTGAAGATTTAAGTTCACGCCTCAATGAATTCAAAACATATACAATAGCACTTGATAAAAGTAGAAACGAATCGATATTAGATTTGGTTCCAGAAATGAAAGATATATTTAATACTAACGATGATGTTTCACACTAAATATCAGTATGAGCATAACAAAATTAGGTAAACTGGTAGGAAGTTGGAGTAACATCAATGATGTATTACTACAGCAAGTTAATAATCTATTCAAACTTAGAGATTCTACAACTTATTTGGATATACAAAAACCAAATCAAGTATGCCCTTTCATAAAAGATGACTTGACACATTACAACACAGACCAACCTTTTACTGTTAAAAGAATTTTTATTCACTTGACAAATTGGGAACCCGGTCATTTTTATTGTATTGACAGTCAAATACATACTAACTGGAGTGCAGGTGATGTATATGAATTTGATTGGCACAATGGTTCTTATGCTAGCGCAAATGCAGGATCCTCTGACAGAACCATATTGCACTTAACCGGAATAATAACCGAAGAATCTAATGAATTTTTGACTAGACTAAAAAGATTTGACACATACGCACTTGAACTTAAAGAAAGTTCTTGGTAAAGAACACACCTACCTTAGGACCGTGTGGCCCGGCTGCTGGGCGTAGAAAGCGATTCGCTACCGTAGACTACGAAGTGAGCACCTTTTGATAAATACATAATGCTTACAGAACACATTATTGTTGAATCCGCTGCAATCGAATTAGCAAAACGTTTGCCATCATTGGAAAAGCACGATTATACTACTATAGACAAATTAATGCAGAATATTGCTAGTAAACATCGTATTACTGGTAAAGCATTACATGACTTGTTTGTTCGCAAATTCAAACGTTCACCTGATGAATGGGTCAAAGGTAAACTTGACGAACAACAGATGAGTGTAGATCAGGTAGCAGGATTAAGAAAGGTTCGACCAAGACATGTTCCCAATCAACATGAATTATCAGAAGATGATGAACCAAACTTCTTAGAAGATAACCCAATAATGCAGAAATTCATTCAGTGGGCTAGCAAAGAACTACATCTAAAGTCTACACCTAAATTTGAATTCAGTTACAATACCGAAGAAGCACAGCAAGGACATCATACTGGTCGTCATAGTACAAATGAAAATAATGTTTGGGTATATGTAGCCAATCGCAATATGGTTGATATCATGCGTACTGTTTACCATGAACTTACCCATGTGCGACAAGGTGAATTGAATATGATTAAGCCAGGTGATAGCTATCCGGGTAGCCCAATTGAGATGCTAGCTGATATGACAGCGGGCAAAGCAATGAAGATATTCGGTAAAGATCACCCAGAAATCTTTCAATAAAGAATAATCTATGCTATACTGCATAGATGCTAAAACTGCTCTTTCCATTACCAAAAGAAATCGTTGTCGCATTTAGTGGCGGTGTTGATAGTGTTGCTATCACAGATTTCCTTTCACAAAAACATAAGGTAACTTGTGCTTTCTTCCATCATGGAACAGAGAATAGTGAACGAGCATTAGAATTTGTTGCTAAATTCTGCACCGAACGTAATCTTACATTGATGATTGGATTGATTAAGAATCAGAAGCCAAAAGAACTTAGCACAGAAGAATATTGGCGAAATGAACGCTATGACTTCTTAGATAGTTTTGGCGATTCATTGGGTCCAGTAATCACTGGGCATCATTTGGATGACTGTGTAGAAACATATCTTTGGTCGTCACTTCACGGCAGACCAAAAGTTATTCCAGCAAAAAGAAACAATGTTGTACGCCCATTTCTAACTACACACAAAAGTGAATTTACAAATTGGTGCGAACGAAAAGATATCAATTGGTGTCACGACAATAGCAATGATGACACAAAATATATGCGTAACTATGTAAGAACACACCTCATGCCACACGCATTACATATTAACCCAGGATTGCATACTGTGGTTAAAAAGATTGTAGAAAGTCAGCAAAATGTTTGACTTTGCTACGCACGGCATGTATACTAAATTACTTAACAAGGAGAAATTATGAGTAAAATGTTTACTGGAGAGCAAAAGACTAAGTTGACACAACTTATCAACGAGGGCATGGTAGTCCTACATGAAATCGATACCCTACGTGAAGGTCTAAGCGATACTGTTAAGTCTATCGCAGAAGAACTAGAAGTAAAGCCTAGCATTCTTAAGAAGGCAATATCTGTCGCACACAAAGCAAGTCTTGGTCAAACAAACGCTGACCACGAGGAATTAAATACTATCTTGGAAACTGTAGGTAAAACACTTTGAGTTACGTTGACGCTATTCATAGCAGGGATGAGGATCGTATCTACGTTGTAGAACGAGACAAGGATGGCAAACGTCAATACAAAGAATATCCCACGAACTATATATTCTATTATCCTGATCATAAGGGCAAGTATCGTAGTATATATGGTGACCCTGTAAATCGTTTCAGTACACGCAAACGACAAGAGTTTGAAAAAGAAAAACGCATACATTCAGGTAAGAAATTATTTGAATCTGATGTTCCAGTGGTGTTTCGCTGCCTTAGTGAAAACTATCTTAAGGCAGAACCTCCAAAACTTCATACATGCTTCTTTGACATTGAGGTAGACTTTGATCCCGAGAAAGGTTTCAGTCCCACAACTGATCCATTCAATCCAGTAACTGCTATCTCACTATACTTAGATTGGCAAGATACATTGGTTACACTATGTATCGCACCTAAGCATATGAGTAGAGAGACAGCACAGTAAATCTGTAATGAGTTTGAGAACTGTATGTTGTTCACAAACGAAAAGGATATGTTTGATGTTTTCTTTCAATTGATTGAAGATGCTGACGTAATGACTGGCTGGAACTGAGGGATACGACATACCTTACATGGTTAATCGTGTCACAAGAGTAATGAGCAAGGATGACACACGCAAGTTTTGCTTGATGGGTCAACTTCCTAAAGCAAGAGAATACGAACGTTTTGGTAAAAGTGAAACTACATACGACTTAGTAGGTCGTATTCACATGGACTATTTGCAACTCTACAAGAAGTATAACTATGAATCACGCCATTCATATAAGTTAGATGCTATTGGTGAGATGGAAGTAGGCGAGAACAAGACTCAATATGAAGGTACTCTTGACCAATTGTATAACAAAGACTTTAAGAAGTTTTTAGAATACAATCGTCAGGATACTATGTTGTTGGTGAAGATTCACAACAAACTTAAATTCTTAGAACTAGCTAATCAGCTAGCACATGAGAATACAGTATTACTGCCAACAGTAATGGGTTCTGTAGCTATGATTGAAATGGCAATTTTCAATGAAGCGCATGAACGCGGAGTAGTAGTTCCCGATAAAAAACGAAAGAATGAAAATGCAGAAGAAACAACGCCAGCAGCAGGTGCCTTCGTTGCTACGCCCAAAAAAGGCATGCACGAATATGTCGGAGCAGTTGACATTAACTCGCTCTATCCCTCGGTTATTCGTGCCCTCAACATGGCAGGAGAAACAATCATCGGTCAAGTCCGTCAGACATTAACTGACAAGTATATGGATGACAAAGGCAAGCAACTTGCTAGCCTTAAGAAACGTTTCAAAGAAGGTGACGATGACGTTACTGGTGCTATACTATGGGAAGGTTTGTTTGGTGTATTAGAATATACAGCAATTATGAATCAAGACCGTGGAGTAATGCTTACATTAGATTATGAAGATGGTCGTAGTGAAGAATATAGTGCTGCTGAGATATGGAAGATGATTTTTGATAGTAATCGTCCATGGATGCTAAGTGCGAATGGTACAATCTTTACATATGAGAAAGAAGGTATAGTTCCCGGATTGCTTTCACGCTGGTATAGTGATCGTAAGGTCATGCAAAAGAAACTCAAAGAATCTACTACTAACGAAGATAGAGAGTATTGGGATAAACGTCAACTTGTTCGTAAGATTTTGTTGAACTCAGCATATGGTGCATTGTTGAATGAACATTGCAGATTCTATGACAAGCGCATAGGTCAGAGTGTTACATTAAGTGGTCGTCAGATTGTTAAACATATGATGAGCCATATCAATGAAACAATTGCGGGTACTTATGCACACGATGGTGATGCTATTGTATATGGTGATACTGACAGTTGTTATTTTACTGCATATCCTATTCTCAATATGCAAATAGCAAATGGTGAACTAGAGTGGAATAAAGAAACTTGCATCGGGTTGTATGATAGTATCGCTGACCAAGCTAATGAATCATTTCCTGCATTCATGGAACGTGCATTTCATGCTCCGCGCAAGAACGGTGAAATCATTAAAGCTGGTCGTGAATTGATTGGTGATCGTGCTATCTTTATCACAAAGAAACGCTATGCTATCAATATCTTTGATAAAGAAGGCAAGCGTAAAGATGTGAACGGCAAGAATGGTGATATCAAAGCTATGGGTCTTGACTTGAAACGTGCTGATACTCCTAAGTATATACAAGAATTCTTGATGGATGTACTTACTAAGGTCCTTGCTGGTGAACAGCGTGATAAAGTTATTGAAATGGTTAAAGACTTTAAAAACAAATTGTCTGACCAAGACTCTTGGACAAAAGGTAGTCCAAAGAGTGTTAACAATCTAACTAAGCACACTATTGAATTTGAAAAGACTGGTAAGTGTGGTGTTGGTCATGCCCGCGCAGCGATTAACTGGAACTATCTACGCAGAGTATATGGTGATAACTACAGTCAAAAGATTGTGGATGGTATGAAGATTGTTGTATGTAAACTCAAAGACAATGCATTGGGCTTTACTAGTATCGCATATCCAGTTGATGAACTACGATTACCTACATGGTTCAAAGAATTGCCATTCGATGATTTACTAATGGAAAAGACATTGGTTGATGAAAAGATTGACAACTTGATTGGCGTATTAGATTGGGATATCAGAAGTAATACTGATGTTAACTCAACATTTGATGACTTATTCACATTCGGTTAAACTGGTGTTGACTATCGTAATATATTCCACTATAATACGTGATAGGAACTCCTAAATATTTCAAACAAAGGAAACAAAATGAAAGATTATTTAAAAGACTTAATTGACCATACACATGGTCTTGGCACTATTGAACTAGTTAAAGTTACTGGTACAGACACAGAGACTATTATCAACGCGGTAGCCGAAAACAAGAATGTTATCGTAAGTGGTACATTCAAGGACCCACTCGCTGACTTCATTGGTGTGTTTGGTATGCCTAACTTGAGCAAACTTAAGACAATCATCGGGTTTGATGAATATGACAAGGATGCTAAAATCAATGTTGTTCGTACTCAGCGCGATGGTGTAGATGTTCCATCAGTTATTCACTTTGAAACAAAGAACGGTGATTTTGTTAATGACTATCGTCTTATGCTTAAAAGTGTAGTTGATGAAAAAGTTAAGACTGTATCGTTCAAAGGTGCTAAGTGGAATGTTGAATTTGAGCCTACAGTAGCAGGTATCCAACGTCTTAAGAAACAAGCACACGCTAATGCTGAGGAAGATCAGTTCATATTCAAAACTGATGGCAATGATTTGAAAGTGTATTTTGGTGATGCATCGACTCACAGTGGTAACTTTGTGTTCAATACACCTGTGACTGGAACACTAGCCGGCACACATCGTTGGCCCGTCAAGGAATTCTTGAGTATCATGGATTTAGTTGGTGACAAGAAAGTTAAGATTAGCGAACAAGGTGCGACTGAGATTACAGTTGACAGTGGTATTGCAACATATGTTTACTTACTCCCGGCAAACAAGAAATGATTAAAGGTATAGCTCCAATGGGCAAATACACAGTTATTTCTGGAGGGAACACTAGTGTTCCCTATGTCAATCAGAATATAAACAATCCCATGCAAGGAATGATACGTATCAATGGTACCGATACGCAAGTATTTGACGGAACTGTTTGGATGACAATGAATACTAGCTATGCAAGTGTTGGATTGTCACCTGATGCAGAAGCATTGCTTGATTGGGCTAGAAAAAAGCGTAATGAAGAAATGGAATTAGAAGCATTAGCACAAACTAATCCTACTATCAGAGATTTGCTAGATACTATCAAGCAAAAAGAAGAACAAATAACTATTGTTAGAACTTTAATTAAACAAGAAGTCGGTGAATCAGGACTATCAGTTCCATATGGCCCAGCATAATCTATCACTAAAACAAGACCCTGAATGGGCATTGTTCTTACCCGCAGTCAGTAGTTTTTATATCGCTGGCTTAGGTAAGCAACGAAAAGGCTTGCCATACTTTGACCAAGCACGTATCCCTGCAGGCTTCAAAGGTGATGTTGAGAAACTAAACTTCTTAAACTCTAAAGAAGGTCTTTACTATTACAAGTGGGGATTGTACAGTGCTGGTCATGCTAACTTAGATACTACTGACGATGATGCAAGTGAAAGTATCATACGTGAACGTGAAGCTGGTACGTTTATGCTAGGTGATAGTGGTGGCTTTCAGATTCTTAAAGGTCAATGGCCCGCAGACTGGAAGGATCCTAACTGTCCTCGTGCTATGAAGAAACGTAAAGCAGTATTGACATGGATGGATACATACATGGACTATGGTATGTGTTTAGATATCCCGTCACAATCATTAACAACCTTTGGAATGAAAGATAAGAATGGTAATAGCCTACATGGTATTAGTACTATTGAAGAAGCGATATCAGCGACACATATCAACAACGAATACTTTATAAATAATCGCTCAGGGAAATGCAAGTTCTTAAATGTGTTGCAAGGTCGTAATCATACACAATCAGATAATTGGTATACTGATATGAAAAAGTATTGCGATCCAAACATCTACCCAGACAATCATTTTAATGGTTGGGCATTCGGTGGACAAAACAAGATTGATATTCATCTGACATTGCGTAGAATGACTGAAATTATCCATGATGGATTGCTGCAAGAAGGTAAGCATGATTTGATTCATTGTTTGGGTACAAGTATCTTAGAATATGCTGTATTGTTTACTGATATACAAAAAGCAATACGCAAGTATCACAATCCAAAATTACAGATTACATTTGACTGTGCTAGTCCGTTCTTTAGTGCTGCTAAAGGTCTTGCTTATTTCAATACAACTATTGAGCATAATAAGAAATGGTCTTATCAAATGGAAAAGACTGCTGAAAAGAAAAGTTATGCGAGTGATACACGCAAGTTCCGTGATGCAGTATTAGCAGATGGAATACATAAATCATTTACAGATAGTCCTGTGACTGATGCACTAGTTATGAAAGATTTGTGCTATCGTGGGGTAGGATTCTTAGGACATCATGGTAAAGAAACTAAAACCAGCTGGGACACATTAAGCTATACACTATTGCAAAGTCACAATGTTTGGATGCACATGAATGCTGTTCAAGAGGCTAATCGTCAATATGAAACGGGTGTTGTTCCTAAAATGATTGTGCATAAACTTGAAGGTGATAGATTCTTTACTCAATTAGTTGATGAAATCTTTAGTAAGAAAACTAAAGATGAAGCATGGGAATTGATTGACCAGCATAGTAGTTATTGGAAACAATTTCAATCAGGTAGTCAAGGTATTAGCGGTAAGAAAACAGTTAATGCCATGACCATGTTTGATGAATTGTTCACCGCGAACGAAGAACCCGAGGAAGAGATTGAAGATAGTGATGAAGCTATCGCATTAGTTTTGGAGTAACAAAATGTATAGACAACGAATTGCAAGATTAGAACAACAACTCAAGGACCTTGATGCTAAAATATTAGCAGCAGAACAGGACAAAGACTTTACTGTAGATGCCCTTAAAGATATGAAAATAGCTAGACTTGATGTATACTCTGAGTTAAGGAAGTATACAAAACTTCAATGGGAAGAAGAACACGAACGTGTCAATTTTGAGGATGACAGATGATAGAACAAAGAATTATGGCACTAGCCGAAAAGCGTCAACGCATCAAAGATAAAGCAATGCGTACAATTTTTGTGCGTTTTCAAAAAGAAGGTATTCATAAGTACCCCGCAGCAGCAACAGACCCTAACTTGGCAACAGGTGATGAGTATGATGTTAGCTTTCTAGCAACTCCACATCGTCACATCTTTCATTTCGAAGTGGCGATTGAAGTATTTCACAACGACAGGGATATTGAGTTTATTCAATTCAAACGATGGTTAGAGAATCAATATTCTCAAGGCATTCTTGCATTGGATTACAAAAGTTGTGAAATGATTAGTGATGACCTTTATGAAGTTATCGCAACTCGGTATCCAGATCGTACTATCAAGATTACTGTCTCTGAGGACAATGAGAATGGTGCTACGATTCATTATAATGTAACTAAACCTTTAACTAACCTCGCTATCTAAGGAAACAAAATGGCAAAACAAACTTTTC